GACGACGGTGCACGGCGTGCGGGAGCGCAGCCCCCACTTCGTGGTCGGGCCGACGTACAAGTGGGAGTGCGTCACCGGACGGTCGGTTCGGATTCGTCGTAGATCGCGACGAGCGTGCAGCGGCAACGCGGACCGCCCTGGCAGTCCTTGTTGCCGCCCGTCGGGAACTGCAGCTCGGCCTCCATCAGGCCGCTGAACTCGCGGCCGTCATCGTCGAGACAGGAGGCGCATGTGCCGGAGTCGAGTAGTGCGCTGGCGTAGACCTTCGTGATCACGTCGGTCGCGGCGATCGTTTCCCGGCGACCGGTGTTCATCGCCTGCGTGAGCAGCCCGGTGAACTGGTCGCGAAGCCACGTGTCGGTCAGCGTCTCGATGTAGCCGCGGACATCGTCCGCGACGTCGTCAACGAGGAGCGCCCCACCGGTCACCGACACTGCGCGGCGAGCAGCAGCTTCCGACAACGAGCGGGCGAGCAACTGTGCAGCAGCTTCCGCGCGCGGCGCGAGTGCCTCCATGACCGCGTCCACGTCAGGGCGCGGGATGTTCACGCCCTGGTGTGCGGCCTCGTCCAAGGCCGTTGCGATGCCCTCCGCCGCGACAGCGCGCATCCGGTCCAGCAGGACGTTGACGCCAGCGGTCTCGGCCTGAATCGCGGCGAGCTGATCGAGGTTGCCGCCGGCAGTCTTGATCTGCGAGACGAGGTCGTCGACCTGGGCGGTGCGGATCGCTGCCCATTCCTTCAGGAGCGCTTCGACGCCGTCCTCCCATGCGAGTTCGATCGTCTCGAAGTCGATGGCGGCACGCACCTCGTGCTCGAACGGTTCGCGGCGAAGCGGCCGGTCCGGCAGGCGGATCTCACGGTTGCCAGTCCCAGCCGCGAGACGACGGCGCTGGCGGGAGGCGCGCACCCCGGCAGGCGGAACGGTCTCAGGGCGATTCGGGAGGCCCTTCTGCTGCCGGACCCAGTCCTCGAGCTCCGCGTCGACGGTGACAAGGCCACCGGCTACGAGCGCGGCGAGATCAGCGATGTCGTCAGCGGGGTCCGCGGCACGCTCGGACACGAGCATCGGGATCGGGTCGGTGCGCGGGTCGATGCCGTAGTTCCACTGCGCGATGTCCGCGATCACGTGGAGCGTGGTGGTGTCGCACACCCATTCGCTGGTGGCGTCCTCGGCGAGCGCGAAGAAGTCGATGAAGCTGTCGCCGAGCGCGCGGCTGCCGGTCTCGGTCTGGCCGAGCTGGAGGAACATCGCGAGGAACCGGCGGGCCATCGCCTCGTCGTGGTACCGGATGCTCGCGAGCGTGTCCGGCAGCGCGCCCTGCACGCCCTTGAAGTCGATGTCGGTGCCGTACGGCAGGCCGGCGGCGGCTTCCTGCCCGACGCGGGCGGCAGCGGCGACCTGGTGCGCGGCGGCGAGGTTGCGATCGCCATCGGGGGTCGTGGACCTCGCCATCGGGATGCCCATCCCGTTGCGCTGGTGCTTGACGACGTCGACCTTGAGCAGCTGGTCCTTCGCGAGCCACTCGCGGTAGATGCCGCGCAGCATGCTGCGGCCGGTCCAGTTGCCGGCCTCCTGCTCCCAGACGTACATCGCGAGCCTGTCGACGGGGATCAGCGGCGCGACCCGGTCGAGGCTGATGACGAGGTTCTGTCGGATGCCCTTCAGGCCGCCGTCCGCGGCGACCTCGATGTCCTGCACCGTCCTAGGGGGTCGTGGTGCGAGCTTCCGGAGGTGCCAGAGGCCGTCGCCGGCGATCTCGCCGACCTGCTCGAACGGGTAGAACCCCAAGTAGGGGGCGAGGAGGACGTGGAAGAGGTGCCGCTGCCAGCTGAAGCCGCCGATCAGCCTCGACTGCGACGCCTTCGCGCCCTTCACCGGGAGGCCGAGATCCGACGCGACGTGCTTCGTGAGGCGCGCGCTTGCGCCGTTCGGGTCGATCATCCACCGCCGGCGACGCTGCGGCAGCGTGACGGCGGCGCGAAGCGCCTCGACCTGGCTGTCGTTGAGCATCCCCTCGTACGTCGGGATGCTCTGCGGCCACGCGAGTCGCGGGTTCAGCTCGTGCGCGTCGTAGTGCGCTCCTGCGCCGCCACCGAGTCCGATCACGGCATCGGTCGCGGCGCCGAGCTCGGTGGTGGGGGGCTTTGTCGTAGGCACGATGGGGTTACCAGCTGATGCTCACCGCCGGGGTGAGATCCGGATGCGTCTGCGGCGCTGCGGCGGCGGGCTCGGTGATGACTTGGCCGATGCCGGTCCTGAGCCAGTTCAGCGCCTGGGTCATCGCGTCGACCTGGTCGTCGTGCGAGCCGTTCGGGAACACGGCGTGTTCCTCGATGAACTCGCTGACGCGGGTCGGCTCGAACGTGAGGCCGGGCCCGTCACGGTCCGCCGGGACGCTCGGCGGGCACGGGATGTACTCGCCGACCGGGAGGTAGACGTTGCCTGCCTCCACGTACGGCTCGACGGCGGCGGCGCGGACGTCCTTGCCACCCTCCGGCTCGATAGCGATCAGGCCGGCGATCTTGTGGCGCAGCGTGTCGATGACCGCGGCGCCGTTCGCCTTGCGCTCGACGAGCTTCGCGACAGCTTCCGGCTTCCACGCGTCGAGAGCCCGGACGGCCTTCAGCGTGTCGGTGAACGACAGTCGCGCGCGGACCTGCCCGAGGAGGTAACGGTCGGCGCCGTGCGTCGCCCAGACCTGGCCAACGACGTAGGACGTGGTGGCTTTGTCGTGGTCGCTGAAGCGCATGTCCCACGACGCGATGACGCGGTCGAATCCGCCGTGGAGTTGGTCGAGGTGACGGTCGTCGTAGCGGCGCCACCAGTGCCGGCGGAACATGCCGCCCTCCAGCGGGGAGGGCCGCTGCTGCATCTGGCCGGCGTACGCGTACGAGCCGAGGTCGCGTGCGAGTTCTGCGAGGCGATCTTGCGGTAGCCGGATCGGGTCGAGTAGCTGTCCCGGGTCGGTGCGGGGGTCGCCGGGAAGTTCGCGGCCGCCGGGGAGCTTGACGCGGTCGGGGTAGACGAACGGGTGAGCCGGCTCGTATTCGGCGGGGAGGCAGAGGTGGTGCCAGCCGCCTTTCTCGAGGAGGTGCCCGGTGAGGTCCTTCTCGTGCAGGCGCTGCATCACGATGACCGCCGCCGCTTGCGCGTTGTTGAAGCGGGTGGTCATCGTCTCGTCCCACCACACGTTCGCGGCGGCCCGCTCAGTGTCGGAGCGGGCCTGCTCGGCGTTCAGCGGGTCGTCGACGACGATGCGGTCGCCACCTTCGCCTGTCGCCATCGCGCCGACGCTGGTGGCGACGCGGAAGCCGGTCGCGGTGGTGTCGTACCGGTTCTTGGCGTCCTGGTCCTTGGTGAGCGCCCACGGCTCGTCGGCCGGGTCGGTCAGGAGGCGGAGGACGCCCTGGTAGCCAAGGCGTTCGAAGATGGTGCCGGTTTGCTTGCCGCCTTGCGAGCGGATCAGCCGGCGCATCTTGAGGCTGTCACGCTGCGCGAGGCTCGCGGCGTAGGAGGCGAACAGCCAGCGGATGTGGCCGGCGCTGAGCCATTCCCAGGCAGGCCACAGCACGCCGGTCTCGATGCTCTTCATCGTGCGCGGCGGCACGTTGATGATCAGCCTCGGAAGTTCCCCGGCGGTGACGGCCTCGAGGTGCTCGGCGATCACGTCGATGTGCCACGACGAAACGAGTGGAGTCGCGGGCTCGATGATCGGCCACGCTTCCCGGATCAGCCTCGACAGGCTGCGTTGGCATTCCTGGGCGACGTGGAGGTCGTCGAGGGTGCCGGCGGGTGGGTCGAAGAGGTCTGCTGCGACGTCCCAGGCGGTCCTACGCGGCGACGAGGGTGAGATGGCGGCGGACAACCTTCGGAGCCTCCGGATGGTCGCGGACGCCGAGGTCGGTCAAGATCCCGTCGATCACGCGGGCGAGCATCGCGCCCTGCTGTTCCTCCAGCTGGATGCGGCGCTCCTCGATGCCGACGTCGACGCAGGTCTTCGCGACGGCGGTGAAGTGCTTCCGCTCGGCCTGGTACATCCCGATCCACACATGCGGTTCCTGCCGCGGGATCGAGTCGGGGCCGCCGCCGACGGGCCCGTACGCCTGGTGCTGCTCGAGCTCGGCGACGCGGATGCTGAGCCACGCGACGATGCCGGCGGTGCGGTGGAGCTCCTCGAGCAGCGCAGTGTGCGGATCGATCTCCCGTGGGAGGCCATAGGTCGCGACGGCGGTCGCTGCCTGCTGCTTCTGGGCGGCCTTCTTCTGGGTGGGTGTGCTGCCGCCGTGCAGCTTGCAGCGACCGGTGCCGACGTGGTCGGTTCCCCAGCCGGATGGCTTCTTGCATCGTCCGCCGGCGCGGGTCTTCGCGTGGCAGTGTCCGTGGCCATCGGCCTGGGTGGGGTTGTCCATGGCCTACGCCGCCTGTGCCTGCTGGAGCGATTGGCGGGCGGGGCAGTCGTCGGTCAGGCCGAGGGGGAAGAGTTCGTGGAGTAGGTCGCGCATGGCTGCCTTGTCGACCTTCACGCCGTGGCCGAGGCGGTCCCGGTTGTACTCGCACGCGGCTTTGTGGCACTGGTCGCAGCGGCAGCCGTGGTGGAAGTAGCGGGCGGGGGTGCCGTGGGGCTTCATGCGAGGTGAAGGGGGTGCGCGCCGTAGCGGGATCGGGCGCCGGCGTAGGCGGCGCGGCAGCAGGTGATGGCGAGGTGCGCTTGGTTCTCGGGTTGGCGGCTGAGACGGTCGAAGATGGGGTCGCCGTGGTAGCTGGCCCAGACGAGGGTGGGGGCGCGGTTCACTAGGACGGGGACGACGACGGTGGGCTTGTTGACCCGTTCGTGTTGGGCGCGGGCGACGTCGTAGATCGCGACGGTGGGGTCGATTTGCACCGGGGGCCTCGTCCCGTGTGTGGGGATGCTGAGGATCGCCGCGGAAGGGCGGCGGCCGTGCCAGGAGCACCCGGGGACCATGGGTCCGTTGGGGGGTGCTGGTGGCGGGCACTGCGAAGAATAGCGGTTGCGTGGACGGAACTACGTGTAGTGGACTACGCGGCCTCGTCGAGGATTCGTTCCATCCGCTGTAGCTGCCGCTCGGTTTCCTTCAGTGGCCCGGTGATGTCGACGCCACGTGCGGCGGCGCGTTCCTGGGCCCGGGTGAGGCGCTGCTCGAGGTCGGCGAGTTGGTGTTCGCCTCGGTCGCGGGCGTGCTGGTGCTGTCCGCGGAGGGCGGTCTTGCCGCCGGCGGGGTCGACGCTTTCGGGTTCGTCGGGGAGTGCGCGGCC